GAGCGGCCGAATGAAATACCAAACACCAAGCCAATGAACTCATCGTTATCGCTAGGTGGCGGGTTCTGATCAATTTGTACGGTGAACGTTTCCTGAATGGCACCGGAAGCAGCACGACCTTTCAAAAGCAAGGTGGCGTGCCCAACCACATATTCGCGGGTCGTGTCATTGATTGGGAGAATACCAATCACGTTTTCTTCTGACCATTGCGCTAGTTCTTGCTGAACGCCTTGCATTGTTCGCACAAACTTCGGGTTGCGATAAATCAGGTACGGGCGAGTGAGGTCATCGGTAGTGGTGAAGGTAGTAAGACCTTTCTCAATTCGTACTGGCGCAACGCTATGCGAGTCACGACTCAAGACCACTAGGCCAGCATCGAACGCTGTCAGGATTTGAGCTTCAGTTGCTCCCGCAGTAATGCTTAGGTTTGCGAGTCGCGCAAACGTAATGGATTGCGTTTCGCCACGCGAGCACAAAATGCCTGCGATACGAGGAGCCAACTCAGCGGTGCCAAGCGAAACGGAAGTTTCACCGGTGCCAAGCGTGCTGTCCTCAGCGGACCCAACACCAACACAAACAATGTAAGGTGAGTTAGCGGTCGTTGCGCGAGTAACGGCAGTAGCAACACTTTCAGCGGCTGCGCCACCAATAACGCCAAGAAGCGATTTGCCAACAGCGTTAAGGCCATCAACCCAAGCCACCAAGGACGCGGTAATTGATGGGTCCGTCAAGTTCTCAGCAGCGAACACACCGAAGCGATAAACTTCAAGTGCGTCAAACGCAGCAGTGTAATCACCAGCAAGAAGCGATGTTCCGTCGTCACCACCACTGAAAGCAGAGTTGGAAACCTCGGCAAGAGAAACGTTGTCAACGTCCGCAGCGGCAGTTACCCAATCCGAAATCAGGTTGATTTCTGCAGCAAGTTCCGAAATGTTCTCATCCGGCAGTGTGTAGCGCTCAACTTCAACTGTTCCATCCTTCAAAATGAGATCAAAGTTAGAGCCGTTTGCTGCGTTGTCCTGAATTGTGACCTTCAGATCATCGCCTCGCGTACCATCATACTTTGCGGTAAGCGTCAATCCCGTAACGGGGCTTCCAGCAGTATTCAAGAGTGCTGCGTCCGCCTTAGCAGCTGACGCAGCAACAGCACGCCAAACCAGCACTTCGGACGCTCCGCCACGACCAGGCAAGCCCTCACCTGTGAACGCTTGACGAACCGCACGGTACCCAGCCGTATCATCACTGCTTCCGAACTGTGCTTGGAAGTCAGAGAACGACACGCACCTTGCAACCGTTTCGCTTGGGCCCCAATCATGCGTGATTAGAACCGCAGCAACGGAACCAGCGGACGCGGGAACCGTTGTGGTTGCGGTTGGTGAGAAGTTGACGTAAGCGCCTGGGCGCTCTGGACGATTGCTTTTGGAGAAAGTTCCGGGCATGTGCTCCTACCTCAGTTGGCTTCGCTTAGGAGCCATTTCTCCACAAGCGTTTTGGTTTCATCGGCTGAAAGGTTTTGCTTCTTAACTCCCGCAAGGGCACCAACAACAACATGCGCGGGGTAGCCAGTGAAGCTATCGGCATCCGTAATCAGTCGCTCATGTGAATAGCCAGCGGGTACTGCTGCCACCGGCAACTTCTTCGCTATGCTTTTTTCTTCAAGATCAGGCACTCAAACTCCCTTAGCTAACTAACGTTGAGTTGGGTATCAACACTTAGAACGGACTCGCCAAAGGGTAAACGCCCAGAACGTCGCCATGACAAACGAACTTCACAAATGATCGTGAACAACAGCTCGTCTTCCGGGTCTTGAACTCGCTGCACGGACGGGGCGGGGTCAATGCGAAGGTAATCTCCATGCGGCGAAACGGTTCCAGCGCCAGCATTACTTGCGCCACGATCCGGCTCTTGTAACGTTTGCACAGACATCGCTGGGGCCGTTCCTCCCGTTAAGGTCGCGGTGACCGTTAGCTGCGGCACGTTCCCTCTGTACGCGGAGAACTCAACGGTCCAGGGCCCACCGTTAGCTCCTGACGCTTCTAGATCTGCGGAAGCAACATTACTTAGGGTCCAAAGAGCAGCAGTAACCTGCGCGGACGAAGCATCCCATGGCAACGAATCCGTTGTTTGACCAGAGAAAGTCAATGTGAACGACCCGCCTGTTGGCGCACCCGTCACGGTAACCAGCTGCTTCTCCGTATCAAAAGCTGCGACGCTACCTAGCTTCCCTGCATAATCGTAGAACGGAACACGAAGCGGCCTAGCAGCACCTGAACCAACATGAAACGCGTCAAAGAGAAGCTCCTCCGCGTCACCAGCACTAATTAAGCTCTCAATGTGCGTTGAGCCAGACTCCGGGTACAAGTAAATAACGAACGGGGCTTGAACATCAACTGTGTGCTGGGTGCCTTGCAAGGTAACTGGGGAGCCAGCAGCCTGCAGCAAAGCTTGCGGACGCGCAAACGTGCCCTCATCCACACTGAGACGCACTTCCCAATCATCACCAAGTGCTGAAGCAACATAACGCTTCAATGAACGCAACGCGTCAACGCTAGTGCGCATCAGTCCGCAAGCCTTTCTGCTTCACGCGCCCATTCCTTCAGCGCGGGCTCAGCAATCAAACCAAACATCGCTTCGGTTTTAACTGCAGCGTTCAGTAGCATGTGCGCACCAGGCGAACCGGGGTGCATAACGCTCTTGGCGAACCGGCGCTTCCGCGTTACGGGATCAACCCACGACAAGGTGCCGCCAGGAACCTTCGGTTTAATCAAGTACTTAGCGTGCTTCGGACCCCACAAGCCAGTGCCGTACTCAACATGCGGTGCGTAATCCACGTTTGTGTTCACAGACCCGCTCCATTCCATTCCCGAAAGCGACGTTTTATGCGCTGGCCCTTCCGTATACCACGATGACCGAAGGTTCCCACCAAGCCCACCGGGCGCAAAACGGCCACCAATTGGGGTGTTCTTCACTGTCGCGTCATGAAACTCTTTTAGCACGTCCTTCGAGATGTTTTCACCAGCACGCTTCAAGGGCGCTTCCTTAAACAAGCTGCTTATTTCACCGCCGCGATATCCCATTAGCTTCCCGGAATGGTTACTTGATGTTCATCAACGCGTTTAAGTTCCGCTCTGAAACCAAGCAGCGACCGTTTCTTACGAATAGGTTTAGGATCACCTGTTACCAACCACACATTGTTGCCTAGTTGCACGGACTCAACTTCCACGCGATCATTAGGTGACAACGAAATAAGTCCGCCTGCCTCGTCACGCAACGTATACAGCAGGGAAGGGGAAGGCATAGTTATTTTCCTGCCGTTCTGTGCTTGCTCTTGCGTTCCCGATAAGGATAAGCGCGCACGGAACCAGACACCGTTCACGGAAGCTACGGTCGTTGTTCCTTCCACCCTCGCCGCACCAACGACCTTACGGATGGGACGCGCCCTATCAACAAGCACGCCAGGAAAGGCCATTTGTTACACCCCAAAGCTTTGATTGAAATCATCGGGCGGGCCGCTTGGCCACTGCCCGGTTCCAAAATCACCCCAAGCAACTTCCGACACGGCAAACGCAGGACTTGTTCCCGCCCAACGCTCACGCCACTCATCACGCTTCTCATCAGTCATAAGCCGCCACAAACGATCATGCAAACCCTGCCAAGGATTCACCATGCGTTCCTTATCAGCTTCGTTAAGGCCACGACGCGACTCGTTATACCCATCCACACCGAAGCTAGCAATAGCATCATCGGTGCGCGTATCAATTTGATCAGGTTGCGCTTGATAAGCAAGCTGCTCAGTGCGCATTTGAACGCATTCCTGTGCCAACGTCACAAGCCCTGCAGGCATGCCAGCAAACACCTGTCCGCTTATGAGAATCACGTAATCATTAGCGCGGGCAACATACACCGCGAGAAGAGTGTTATCAACCGGCGCGGGAAGGGACGCGAACTCAACTAGCGACCAAGCATTAACTTCATTTACGGTTGGCGCGTTCATACCTTCCCTCCTGAACGAAGCAGGGCCGAAGCAGTGATTGCTGCTCCGGCCCGGACTTCATTGCTTGATTACTCCGACGACTGCTTCGCGGACCCCCGAATTAGCTTCGCTGGCTTCTCATCCGGCTCCTCGTCAACAACTTCCGCAACTGGAGTATCAATTTCAACCCCCGCTGCGGCAGCAGCTTCCTTGAATGCTTTCTGAGCAGCCTTACGAGCTTCCGTACCGGCCCTAGCGATCTCTTCACGGATAACCTTAGCGGCCTGCACTTGAGCCTCAGCAATTATTTCGTCAGCCTTCAACTCTGCGGCCGCAACCTTCGCGGCAGCTTGAGCTTCAGCAGCGAACTGAACGCTTTCAGCGTCCTGTACTGTAAGCACTGCGGACTTAAACTTCTTGCCCTTCAGTGCGTTCTCAAGTGGCACCGCTGTTTTCCGAATCGCGCCAGTAGCGGACTCAATAACAGCGGTCGCGTAATTACCTCGCACAGTGTACGAGATAACTTGACCCCCATCAGCGCCAACGGCAACAGCCAACTTGGAAACGTCAAGCGCTTCCGTGGCTGCTTCATCAACGGGTAATAGCCCAGCCGCCCGCAGTTCACGAGTGAATCGTGCAGCGTTCGCCTGGATAAGCACATCCGCATTCCCAGCATTCGAACCATACTCGTCTGCTAGACGCGAAAGTGCTGCAGGATCATTTCCACGGGGCATGACTAAGACACCACCGAACGGTACGCACCACGCGGATCAACGGCCGCGACACCGAAGTCAAAAATGACCTCAAAGTCAATCGACAGCAAATCAAACGTGTAAGGGTCCTGTCCACCGCCACCAAGAATGGCGCGCTTCTCAGGATCCTTCTGGTACACCGTTGGACGTTCCTGACCATTCAGGAAGCCAGCAGCGAACGCTGGGACACGGCTGGGATCTGCGAACAGGTACCAGTCGTTAGCGTCGTTCCAGTACGGGTCGTAAATAACTTCGCCCACGATACCGCGAACAATGTTATCCGTGCCCTTGTCAAACACCTGAGAGCCAGCACCAGCACTTGAAGCGACAGTAACTGTCGTTCCAGTAACCTGACTGTTCAGGATACGCCGAGCAATAAGCTCCTGGCGTGGCGAGCCAACGGCAAGGACGCGAGGACGAACCACAATGTGGCGGCCATCATCATCCAGCTGCTTAGTCATCCAAGCAACACCATCAACAAGCGAATCCTCAGACAGTGCCGCCGTAACCGTGTTCCCACGGCTAGAGTGGAACAGAACCTCGCCGTCAGGCGCGGTTGGATTGCTCTCAATGTACGCAATGATCGTTTCGACAATGAAAACGCCTGCAGCTTCACCCATCTCAGCCGGGGCTGAGTTAAGAAGCTCATTCGTTTCGTCGTTGATAATTGCCTGACGGGTGATCGAGTACTGACCACCGTATGTGTCCACGACCAGTGACGCGGAAGGACGCTCCGAACGAGACAGAACTGGCAGCTGCCCGTGGTCACCCACGTAGCCAGGTTTGCTCATGCCGTTCAGGCCGCGCAGACGACGCTCACGGAAATCCGGAGTGTTCTCTACACGAGCGTACTTCTGGTACTGCCCTTGAACCATTTCGTAACCGTGCCACAAGCTCTGCTGCACCGGACCGAAAAGGAAGGACGGGAAGTCAGCCTTCGTGTCCGCCTCCTGCAAGTCAGTTGCATTTGCCTGTAGCTCATCACGCCATTCGATGTACGACTCGAACAACATGACTGGCTTCCCATAATCGCCATAGCGCATAGGGTTTAGTCTCCTTCCTAGAACGCCGCCGCTGGAACAGCGGTCTTAACGTCCAGGTCGATGCGAACTTGCCCAATAGGCACGCCGCGATTGTCAGAAGTGGTTTCCGTCACACGGCCAAACGGCGTGTTGCCGCTGTCCGTTTCGGTCAGCACGTTCGCTGCCGTGATGTAAACCGCGTCGCCCTTAGCGAAACCAGCCACGTTTGCGACTTGTACCTCACCCTTAGTGATGATGAAGTACTCCTCGTTGTCAGCAATTAGCGATTGAGCAGCAAGGCCAGCATCCCAAGAGGCAGCCTTCTGCTTCACCGTAACCCCAACAAAATTGCCTTCCACGACGGGAAGACCATGATCGTAGGTATCACCAGAGCCATTCGTGACGTAAACGCCACGCTTATAGTCGATGCTGTAAGGCATTGTCTATTCGCTCCTTGTGTTTGCGTCGCCATTCGAAGAACCGTAGGCAGCTTCAGTATTAACTCCCGCTGCTTCAAGGTGCTCACGCCAGAACGACTTCGGTGTATCAGACTTTGGACCATCAGAATCGGATTCTTCAATTCTTGTCGGTCCCTGACCACGCACCCTGGTTGGGCGGGCAGCCGCGAGAAGTTCTCCCTGCTCACGCAGATCAACTTCCAGGCTTTCACGAAGCGCAGCAAAGGCAGTTTTAATGACTTCACCGTCCTCATCAACCTCATCATAAACGTCCAGCTTCTCGGTGGGCTCCAAGCCTTCCAGCTCGTAGTCAGCAACAAGACGCTTAGTGAACGCATCCGGCAAATCCGATTCACGGATCATTTTCTGTGCTTCATCGCGCAAATCACGAAGTTCGATCTGACGATCAGCATCCGCACGAGCATCTGCACGGATCAGCTCACGCTCTTCCGTAATTTGAGCCTCAACAAGTTCGCGCACATAGTCACGAACATCCGTTGATGCCTCAATGGTTTCACGGAGCGCTTCGGGCGTAAGACCCATTGCTTCGCCTCCTTCATCGGTGTTTTCCTCAACGGGCGGGGAGTCCATGCTCTCAGCAAGTTCAGGATTACGATTTCGGACATACTCAACCAACTCTTCGTCAGTCATGCTATCTAGTGCCGCCATAGCAGCTTCCTCCTCAGTGTTTGCGGTGGCCTCAGCTAGCACCCGTCCGCCCGCACCAGCCTCCGAAACCCAATCCACGGTTCCTGTAGGCTCAATGCCTTCAACCAACCAGACCTTCTTGCCGTTGCGGGTAACGGACTTAACGGCCGTTGCCGTAGCGGCAATAGAAGCTTCAACGAGTGCGGGATCATCCTCAATTAGTTCACGAACCTTTCGAACCGGGCGAACGCGACCAACGACCGCGCCTTGCCCCCAACCCGCAGCAGCGTCGGCAGGAACATCATTATCCCACCAAGATTCTAAAACACGGCCACCAATCTCGTCCATTGCGCGAGGAAGGCCACCACGTTTCTTGCGGGCCCCCGGCATTTCGTGATCAATGTACATTTTCCAGCCGCCGAACACAGCAGCGTTCTTTTGCAGCATGCTTGATTCGTAAAGATGGTTGCCGCGCCCGCGACCAAGACCAGGCCGAATGATTTGGATAAGAACGGTTCCGTCCTCCTGCACAGCGGACGGTTGTGCTGCAACGGTTTCCCGTAGAAGGAAGTCCTGCCGGGAAGCTGGACGCGCAGCTGTTTCTGGAATCAGTTCAGCGGTAGTCATCAGCGGTAAGCGTAAACCACACTTCGGCTATAACTACAAACGAACTACTACTACTGTCGCTTGCTGGCGACTTCGCGGTCAGAGGCTCGTTGGCCCATAGCGTCATAAAGGCCTTTCTTCGTTAGCGCCTTGAACACAAGCTCTCGCGTCACCGTGTCACTTACTCCGCTGCCAGGGTGCGCACCATCAACGGAGTTTAGGAGATCATAGACCTTTTGGTCATCGTCAATGCCGCCTTCTCCCGTGCTGGCAACAAGGTCGTTAAGTGCATCGACAAGAGCATACGCCGCCTCTTTGTCAAGCACTTGGAAGTCCCCGAAGATCTCGCCGCCCGCAGGACCAGTTCTGGTTGCGGAGCGACGGAAAGGCTTCTTGCTTGCCCCTGGTGTCTGAGGCGCGTCCTTAGAACCATCAGGACGGTTCGCGGGATCGCCACCGGCCTTACCAATCCTGTGCTTCGCTGCCCGCACCTGAGCAGCAACACGAGCCCGTTCCTTCTTGTCCGTGTCCGGGATGGCCTTGAACTCCGCGAGCTTCCCGTCATACCTCGCCCAAGCAGCCGCGATTCTCTTGGCGTCCTTACCTTGCGGCCCCGGCGCGTTAGAACTCGCGTTAGGGCTCTTAGGTACGAAATCCTGCCCGCTTGGGTTATCCAAGTTGGCGAGCTTCCACGTCGCGGCCATGTCTACAGCCCTCTCAGCTGCGGTTGCCATCGCTGCAGCCTCAGCAGCAGTGTTATAAACCATTGGCTCATCAGTCTGTGGGTCAAGGGCAGCATCAAGATCCGTGCCTTTCTGCACATGGAACTTGCCGTCCTTATTTTGGATACGGAAGTCTTGTCCCGGACCCATTGACATTTGCTCACCGGGATCAAGGCCCTTGGCTCTTTTGAGCGCGTGACGGTACGTGTCCCGAAGTTTAGAAGCAGCATTCCCGCCTGGACCATCAACGGTCGCGGCGTCGAGGATGTCAACAAGAGGAGAAAGCACTGAGTCCCACATAGCATCCTCCTCAGCCGCCGCAGCTGCCGCCTTCTTCTTTAGCCTCGAAACCTGAGCCGGGGTGGCAGGCTCGCCAAAATCAGCGTACCCCGTTCCCGCCAGGGACGGCAGGTCATCGGGAACGTCACTATCGAAGTACTCCCCGAAAGGAGCGGGCTCGTCACTAGGCACATCGTAACCAAGTGTTTTAAGTTGCGTTCTAACGCGATTCTTCAACGCGGGTTCCGCATCAGGATTCTCAGAAATGGCCTTAAGTTTCGCTGGCTGCATTGCTTTCACGTTACGAACCTTGCCAGAAGGACCCGTGTCCTTCAAGTTAAGTTTCGTGCCCTTCTTCAACCCTGGAATAGAATCGTACGAAAGTTTCTCGGCAGCAACGGTCTTCGGGGCATCAACAGCATCGAACGCTTCTTTCTTACCTGCCTTCGTGCCCTTAGCTCTGCCAAGGTCCTTCAGGTCACGATCAACGTTCAATGAAGTCTTGTTAATTAGAGCTGGAGTTACAAGCCCATGATCTACGGCATAATCATAAACTTTGTCTCGAACGGCGGTATCGCCGCCGCCATCAAACTGACCGTCAATACCCGATAGCAACGCTCGATAAGCATCAATTCCGAGAGGACCATCCGAAGCGCTTGAATCAATTAGCTTCTTGATAGCGCGGTTGTCGCTATCCGAATACAGGGCAAAGTCTTTTCCGTCATGAATCGGACGGTTGCTCTTGCCTAGGCCTGTTTTACGCTTCTTATCGAACATGCTTCCAAGGGAAGGCAAGCTACCCGAAATCTTAGGCACATCACTATCTCCTGCAACACCAGTGTCTGGAGTAGCGTCCGGTGCAACGTCGGGGGTAACGTCGGGAGCTTGCGGCGCGGCTGGCGCATCAGCCCCGCGCTTCGTAAGTTCCGTGTCCACCCGCGCCTTAAGGAAAGGCTCCACATCCGGATGCGAACTAAGCGCCTTCAGCTTGCTGTCGCTCATTACCTTCACGTTCCGAGGATTACCCTTCGGCCCCACGTTACTAAGGCTCAAGCCACCAGGCTGCTTAGCTGGCTTCGGCACGTCAGAAACAGCAGCAGCCTTCTCAGTGTTAATTTGCTTCGGGGCAAGCTTACCGTTGAAGAACTTAGCTTTACCGCCTGTGGTGCCGTCCGCCATTTTTACTGGCTTACCAATCACGCCACCGTTCTCGGTTTGCTTGTGCAACCGGTATGTATCACCGTTCTTTAGTTTGAATAGTGTTCCCGGTTCCAGGTCTATAAGCGAAATTGGATTGCTGGTTTCTGCGTTATCAACAAAGCCTTCACCCGCGCCAGGAACACCAGGAGTTTCTGGCGCTTTCTTCTTACCGCGTAGCTTGGCAGCCAGTTCGGGGAAGCCACCAGAGTCTGCAAGGTGCGCGACCGCGTCACG